ACTCAAGTAAACCTAATCGTTGGTGCTGATACAGACTTCACTGTCTCTATCGACAAGCACTACGAGTATTCTCGTTTAATTGAGGACATCACTGACGTTCAAGCATTACCTTCACTTCGTTCTTTCTACACAGAAGATGCTGGTTATGCTCTAGCTCGTCAAATTGACTCTGACTTAGGTACTTTAGGTAGCTCTTTAACAGGTCGTTACTACATGGATAGCTCAACTAACTTAACAGCTTATGCTGCTGACACAGTTGTTGCTGCTGACGTGTTCACTGACTTAGGCTTCCGTCAAGCTATTCAAGAACTTGACGATGCTGACGTACCTATGGACAATCGTTTCATGGTTGTTCCTCCTTCAGTTAAGAAGGACATCTTAGGTATTGACCGTTTCAACTCATCTGACTTCGTTAATGGTCGTCCAGTAGAGAACGGTTTACTTGGTGACATCTACGGCATCAAAATCTATGTATCTACTAACCTACCTGAGCTTGAGTCTGCTGCTCAAAATGATGCAAACGGACGTATCGTAGGTGGTATCTTGGGTCATCGTGACGCTTTCATCCTTGCAGAGCAAATGGGTGTTCGTGTTCAGACTCAATACAAGCAAGAGTATCTAGGTGACTTGATGACTGCTGACACAATCTACGGAGTTGCAGAACTTCGTGACGGTGCAGCAATTCAACTTGCATTTGCTTCTGACGCAGTTCCTGCTACAGCAGCACCTTAATACTTTAGTGTATATGGACAGGGGTGGGCAACTGCCCCTTTCCTTTATATAGGATACCAATATGAGTCAAAACGATATAGACCCAGTAGAATATGGCAAGCTACTGAGTAAGGTCGAGTCCTTAGAAGAAAAAGTAGATTCTATGGAAGCCGACCTAAAACAATTATTGGCTCTAGCCAACAAGTCACGAGGTGCTTTTTGGGTAGGTCTAAGTGTAGCTAGTTTTGTAGGGGCTTTAGCTACAATTATATTTAGAAAATTCTTAGGATAACTAGATGGCTATATACAGGGGTGATGGTGGTGCAGGTGACGCAGACAATGACGTTACGGTTACTACTATAACAAAGAAAGCACAAGAAGCTAAGGAATCTGCTACTGAAGCTGCCCTCTCTGCCAGTGCTGCTTCTACTTCTGCTGAAGATGCAGCCACATCTTATGACAACTTTGACGATAGATACTTAGGTGCTAAGGCATCTGACCCAACATTAGACAATGATGGTGATGCACTTATAACAGGTGCATTATATTTCAACACAGTATCTAATGCTATGCAGGTATATAATGGCGCAGCATGGACAGTTTTAACAGGTACTGGTGCTGCTGAGTTAAACGACCTTACTGCTGCTGTTACTTGGGCTAACGTACCAGATGCAAACATTACTGAAAGTAGTGTAACGCAACACGAAGCAGCCTTATCAATTACTGAGTCACAAGTATCTGACTTAGGTTCTTATATTACAGCAAGCTCTACTGACACATTGACTAACAAGTCAGGTAACATAAGTCAGTGGACAAATGATTCAGCATATTTAACTGGCAATCAAACCATTACACTAAGTGGTGATGCTACAGGTTCTGGCACTACTGCTATTACAGTTACAGTAGCAGACGATTCACACAATCATATTATATCTAACGTAGATGGTTTACAGGCAGCCTTAGATGCTAAAGGTACACTATCTAACGTAGTGGAAGATACTACACCACAGTTAGGTGGTACGTTAGACGCTAACCTAAACAACATTGACATGGGTGTTAATGTTATTACTGACCCAAAGGTTGGTCAATGGGATACAGCATATAGTTGGGGTAATCATGCAAGTGCAGGTTACTTAACATCTTATACAGAAACTGACCCAGTCTATACAGCGTCTAGTTGGTACACTACCACCAATAATTCTAGTAACTGGGATACAGCGTATGGTTGGGGTGACCACAGCCTAGCAGGTTACCTAACTAGCTTTACTGAAACAAACGATTTATCTACAGCAGTAACATGGGCTAATGTTCCTGACGCTAACATTACGCAGTCTAGTGTTACACAACATCAGGCTGCACTAAGTATTACAGAGTCACAAATTAGTGACCTTGACCACTATACAGATGCAGATGTTGATACACACTTAAACACTGGTACAGCTACTAGCAGTCAGGTACTTAGTTGGACAGGTGCAGACTATGACTGGGTAGATGCTGCAAGTGGTGGTGGTGGTGCAACAGGTGGTGGTACTGACCAAGTATTCTATGAGAATGACCAGACTATAACAACAGACTACACTATTACTACTAATAAGAACGCTATGACAGCAGGTGCAATTACCATAAACTCTGGTGTAACTGTAACTGTACCTAGTGGTTCAACATGGACAATAGTATAAATGAGTAAAGTAAAAATAGAAGGTAACGCTAGTGGTACAGGTACGTTTACCTTAACCACACCTAATAGTAATACTGACAGAACATTTACGTTACCTGACGCTACAGGTGACTTATTAACTAGCAATAGTGATTTACCTGCTGCTAACTTAATTGGTGATATACCTGCTGGTAACCTAGTAGGTTCGTTACCTGCTATAGATGGTTCTGCTTTAACTGGTGTTAGCGGTGGTAAGATTTTACAAGTAGTATTTAACCATGTAGATACAATAGCTAGTTACTATATTGATAGTACCACACCAGACACAACACAACAGATTGCTGCTTTAAATACTTCAATTACACCTACTGCTTCAGACAGTAAAATACTTGTTACTTTTAGCTTTTGTGGTGAAGGTCATTGGAATAATGTTTGGCGTTTATATAGAGGCGGCACTGAAATTGGTAGGAGCACACAAAACACTAACTATTGGACTGGGTTTAAACCTGCTAATTATGACCCAGATGTAAATACCACACCAACTAATCATCATTTTGTATATGTTGATTCACCTGCAACTACAAGCTCAATTAATTATAACATAAGAGCCGCAGAATCAACTAATACAAACTATAGCTTTAGACTAAATCGTTCGTATGGTGGTAGTGACGCAGGTCAGGCGCAATATGAGATTGGTACTTCACAAGTTATCTTAATGGAAATAGGTGCGTAATGGCTGATATACACAAAGCAATACCAGCACTGTATTCAAACATAGCTTCAATAGAACAGTATAGTGATGGCACTTTAATAGTAAAGGATAAAGAAGGTAACATTGTTGACGTAGATATGTCATTAGTAAATGCTTGGGTAGACCCAGAGCAGTATAAAATAGATAGAGCTTTTGCGTACCCAAGTATTAAGGAACAACTAGATATGCAGTATTGGGACAGCGTTAATGGCACAACAACATGGGCAGACGCTATTGCTAAAGTTAAAGCAGACTTTCCTAAAGGTTAATAATGAGTACAGTTAAATCAAGTAGTGAAAACCTAACCTTAAATGCAGATGGCGCAGGTAGTGATGTAGTCATACAGAACAATGGCACTGAGACTGTACGAATAGATAGTAGTGGTGACTTAAATCTTAGTAGTGGTGAATTAAATCTTACTGGAAATGTAAATGCTTCTGCTACTTCTACAGAAAATAGAGTCTTTAATATTGGTAAAGGTCGTACTGGTAATGGTTCATCATTTATTAACTTTGTTGGTGATACTACTTATACTGACTATGGTTTACGAATACTAAGAGGAGGTGGTGCTGGCGGAAATTCAAGTAGTTCTATAATTCATAGAGGTACTGGTCAGCTACGTATATTCGCTACTGATGCTGGCTCAATTAAGTTTAGAACATCAAACACAGAACGTGCTAGTATTAGCTCGACAGGTGACTTCAGCTTTAACTCAGGTTATGGTTCGTCTGCAACTGCATATGGCTGTAGAGCATGGGTAAACTTTAATGGAATTGGTACTATAGCAATAAGAGGTAGTGGTAATGTATCTAGTGTTACAGACCTTGGTGTAGGTAATTATAGACCAAACTTTGCTACTGCTATGCCTGATACAAATTACGCTGCTGTTGGCACTGCTGGAAACACTAGTTCAGGAATCTTAGGAATAGTTAACGCAGCAAATAGAAACATTAGTTTTTGTCAAGTTTATCCAATATCAGGTGGTGTTGATGCTGGTTTAGTAGAAATTGCAATTTTTAGGTAGTTAATATGACAAAACGAATTATATATAAAACAGATGAAGGTGGTGTAGCAGTAATCATACCTGCACC